GACCTTGGAATTCAACTTTACCATTGAAGAAGTTGTAGATCTCAGAACGGAACAAGTCAAGTGTGAAGTTATTTTTGTTGTATACTCTTTTGAATGAGTTATCCAACTGCTTCCAAAGACCCACAGACAATCTAACATCATCTGGACCATCCTGACGTACTCTACCACCGTGACCCCACATAAGGTAAGTCTCAATGTCAATTGCAATTTTGCTCAAGTGAGCAGCTTCCATATTGGTTAAGAATGTACGTGATAAGTCACCATTGTCAAATGCTTTCTTAACTTTATCCTTACCCATTACTTTTACCATGTCTTCCAAAGAAGAGATAGATGGATCAATGTTTTTGTCATATGTTCTCCAGATCTCAGTTACAGGAACTGTACCATCTGCATTCATACCACCTTTGATCATCAAGTCAGCACGGCTAGAGATTGAGTAATGTACGTGAGCTTCAGCACCACCTACAAAGTTGTAGAATTCACGGAAACCTGCATTAGTAATGATGTCAGAGAATCTTTCACCATACTCACCTCTTGCAGAACCTTTACGGAATACTTTAGTACCATTAGCCAAATACTTGTTATCAATGTATTTATAGTTATCATTGTTTACAAGTTGAACAGTATAGATAAAGCCATCACCTAAAGGAAGAATATCTTCTGCTGTGATGTACATTTCAACACCATTATATTTGTCATAGGTAATGATATCACCATGTCCAAATTCTCTTTTGTTAAGTTTGATACGGAATGTATCACCATCAACACCTTTGAATTCATTACTTGGTTCAATATCCTCAACAATGTAAGGAAGATCAACAGAGACTGGAGTCTGCCATCTGTATTCCCCACGTGCGTTATCAACACTGATAACATTTTTGCCACCAAATGAAGACATTTGATAAAGTGGCATTTCAACTTTTTGAGCCATAGCCCAAAGATCCACTGGACCTAAGTCCATTGGCTCTGCATCTTTCAGCATGTTCACCAAGTGGTAAGAATCCACATGGGAACTTGCGTTGTAAGCGGTATCCCTAAGGAATATACCATTGTTCATTACTGGAGTTGCCATTGTATATATTAATTTAAATTGTTACTAATTAAAATCTCTTGAACAAGTTGTTACTTGGTCTTGAAATTGTTCTTTGTGGTTTGGAAGTAGTTCTTCTAGTTTCTTCATTTTCTTGATTTGATGAAGTTAACTTTCTAGACTGTTCCGTTTTTAATTGCCTTACTGTTTTTTCTACAGCTGCTTTTGAACCTTGTTCTCTAATTTTACCTTTATAATCATCTGGATCAGCAAGTAACCAAAGTGCTTCTGCAATTAAATCATGTCTTGGTTCTACAAACTGATATTTTTCTAATAAATGTCCAAGCATATTAGTTGGCTTGCCAGAGATAGATGGATAATTAGGTTGAACTAAACCAGAGTATAACATACTCTGAACTTTCTTATCAAGTTTCACACCTCCTAAATCACCAACTGAAAGTGTATTATAAACATTTTCAGTATAAGCTCTAGCTTGTTCTTGTTGTTGTTCTTTCTTATATTCTTGTTCTGCTAATTGTCTTGCAACAATCTCATCTTGCATTTTATCTAACTTTGGTTTAAACTGTTGAGCTTTTTGCTCTAGTCTACCTAAATCTGACCAATCATTAATTTCTGCCTCAATTTCTTCTGGTGATCCAAAGTTAGTTGCATAAAGATATTGTCTTGCAATTTCAGCTTGATCATAATCATTAGAAGGATCTAACTGACGCATTTCTTCTACATGAGCAAGTGTTCTAAAGAGGCTTTTTAAATCTTGTCCACCATCAGCTACATATTTAGCAGCATATTGAAGTTCTTGTGGTAATGCTTCAAAAAATTCTCTAGGTGTAGACTCTCTAATTTTGTCTTCTCTTTCTTTAAAATTAGCTTCAAATAATTCTCTAAAGTCCTTAGTAGTGTATTCTTCTAATGATTTATCATCATCAAAAGGAACTAAAGAACCTTCTTCAATCATTTTACTTGCTAATTCAGCAAGACCAGACTTATCTACTTTTGGTCTACCTTTATTACCAGCATCTTCTTCTTGAGAAATAAGATTATCAAGTTCAGCTAATGCTTCTTGAACATCAACTTTTTCTTCTTCCTCATTATTAGCATCATCTGTTTTATTTACAACTGTAGTTTTTTCAGGCTTGTCAAGGAACGTAGTATCTACTTTTTCTTTAGAAAAAATAGATTTTGGTTTATCTTCATTAGAATCTTCATTGTCTTCCGGAAGCATTATAGTATCTGCTCCAGGCATTCCGAATAATTCATCAATATTTACATCTACCTGAGCAACCGTTGTTGACTCTTGCATTTCATTGTTGTTGGTTTCCATGTTGGTTTTGGTTTTTATTTATAATATAATATAGTTATTAAATTTTAAAAATTTAAAAGCCTGTAATTAATTTTGTCTACTATATGGCTAAGCTTATTTCTTTTCTCCACCTTTTTTGGATTTAGAATCTGATTGAACATCATATTTATTTTTATTTACTCTAGCAATTTCAAGTTGCTTATTTGCAATATCCTGTTGTGCTTGAAGTTTTTGCTGTTCAATATCCATTTTTTGTGAATGTATTACCATATTATCACTTTGTTTCTGCCTTTGGATATCTGATTGTTGTCTATAAGCATCTGTTTCTTTAATCTCTTTCATAGCATCTCTATAATCTGATACTTGATTTTCATTAATATCTACCATAGATCCGTAACCAGCAGCTCTAATTTCTGCAACTAATATGTCTCTTTGTCTATCCTTTTCTTTCTCAGCCATTTGAGAATCAATTTTCATTTGCTCCATTTGTTGTTGAGCTTGAAGTTGTTGTTCTTGCATTTGCTGAGCTTGTTGCATTTCTTGTTGTTTCATTTGTTCTTGTTTTTGCTCAGTAGATTTTAATGCAGTATTAAGTTCTGCAATTGAATCTGACTGAACAACCTTACCAAGATCATAGATAGAAGCGCCTGTAGTATTATTCTGCATTGCCATTTGCTTTAATTGTTCAAGTATGGCTCTATTATTTGCAGTAGTAGTACAGAATATATTAAGGTCTCTCATTAAAAGATCTGTACCATTAATCTCAAAGTTTACTTTTTCATCAGCAGAAGTAATATAAGTTAATCTTGTTGATGGTTTAGTTGAATGATAATACTGTGCTAAATCTGTACGCATCTGATGAACTCTAGGCATTAGATAATCACAGTGCTGTATAAAGAATATTTCTGTTTGTGCATAAGATGCTGCTGCAGCTTGTTCTACTCCTGTAGCAGTCATCTGAGATAATTGCTGTCCCATTCTTTGTGGGTTAACACCAATTACTTCATACGCCTGTTGTTTAAAATAATTTCCAAGTTGAATCCTTGACATCAATCTGCTAGTCTGTTCAAGATCCAGTTTTTGGAAATGCTGGAAGTTTAATGCATTCTCTGTATTTGTAATAGAAGTATCCAATGGTAACATCTGGAAGTTCTTCATTGCTACATATGCTTTAGCAAGATTATTCTTACCCCAATCTTCACCTAATGAATGTCTAGGTAAAGTATTTTGATCAAGCATAATAATAGTACCAAGTTCATCTACTAAGATGTCTGCAATCTGATTGTTTACAATATTGTATCCAATCTGATATGGCTTCATTAAGTCAATAAGAGCAGTAGACTTAGTATTTCTATCTGAGAATACAGATCCTTCTACCGGTAGTTTACAACCATATAATGTAGTATCTCCTTTAAATTGAAATCTTAAAGGATTGATTTCATTCTTATCAATACCAATATACATTGGTGAAAACCCACCAGGATTATTCATACCCCAATAGCTTGGAATATTAGGGCCAATTTTAACACCACCCCATACTTCATTAATCCAGATCCAATCAATATGCTCACCGTATATTAAATTATCTTTTGTTTTATTTTTAAATAATCTAGTATCATACATTGGTTTGCTTGATAGCTTATAGTCTTCCGTTACTATCTCATTTAAAACTTCTCCAAGCTCAGTTATTTTAGTAAGATGTCCAACTTTTCTTTGTGACTTCCAATATACAGTTGTTACTCTTAATAAATAAGCAGTACCTTGATCAAAATAATCTTCCCCTTCTGATAAAATTTGATTTATTATATCTCCTCCATCATATACTGAATTAGCAGCTGCTGTTGTAAATTGTCTATATGCTAATGAAGGCATGTTAGTATTCCATTCATGTGATTTAGTGGCATCATAAAATGAACCATCATTTTGTAAACCACCAATATTATAACCAGCTGATCTTATAGGATAAACAGCTTCTAATGCAGCAAGCTGATCTTCATTCATCAAGTATCCATACTTATCAATAACATCTGCAGGAGTTAACATATCTGTTTTACCAACCCACTGTGCTTGAGAAATATATCTAGCATCAGGAGATTTGTGATAGAATGTAACTACAGGATTCCATAGTTCTACTTCATAATCATCTTCTCTCATTTGAAAATGCCAAAATTCTCTGTCTGTAATAAGCATGTCACGGAAAGCTCTTTCTTCTAGCTCATCCATTTTAAATCTTTCTACATCTACTTTATGTTGGTGTGTAGCCCATTGTTCTATCATTGAACGGTAATCTTTTTTAAAGAATTGTTCAATCTCTGGTAATGACTTTAAGTTATCTGGTGCTAATTGCTGTTTGGCTTCTGGAGATTCAGGATCTAATCCTTGTTCTAATAGTGCTGCAGTAATTTTAACTTGAGCATCAGCTAAAAGAGTATCTTCAACCATTTGTCTTTTTTCCTCAAGCATTTCATTATATGAAAACTCATCAGAAGATCTGTATGTTAATTTAGTTGATCTCTTTGCAAATTCAGCTACAAGGACATTAATTACATTTGGAATAATAGGATAAAACTTAAGCTCTAATGCTGATTCATCTTCTCTAGTTAGAAGTTCAACAATATCTTTATACTCATTATTCTCTTCTACTATATAATCTGTTCTATCAATAATACCTTTTGCAAGTTTATAGTTCTTCATTAACCTGCGAGAATTTCTGCGGATTTGTTTTAATCCTTGCCATTCAATCCAGTCAAGATTCCAAGAAGCCCATTCCTGAGTTTTTTCTTTTTTAGGAATAAATTGTAAGGGCTGTGTTATCGTACCAATCTTTTGATAATCTGCCTTAGCACCATTTTTTACTTGAAGAGCATTTAATATCTGCATATCTATTACTTAATATTTCTAAATGGAGATCTTCTTAAAGACATTCCACCAGTTGAGCCATTTCCACCCATATGACGAAATGGAGTCTTATTTAATTTAAACAAATTATTTGACTTTTGCAAGTTTTTAGAAGCATCATCCATGATAACTCTCTTAGAATAACCTCTGTTAGCTTGCTGTATTCTCATAAAAGCTACAAGTGCGGCAAATGATACAAGTCTATCCACGTTGACTCCATCTGCATATTCTTGCATTTCTTTAAGTAACATGGGATCTGGGATACGCTCTATTCCGTACTTAGTCCGTACAATAGTACCATCCGTTTTAGTTTCTACATCTAACTCTTCTCTACAGTATTCTATAGTATAACTTAATAAGTGAGCCTTAAATAACGTACCAGTATTTTTCCAACCATACTCCTGGAATACATTAGCATTTGAACCTAGATCCTTTAAGAACATAATTTGACTCTTTGGTACAAGATACTTTTGTTTCTTTCTAGATATCATGTACTGAATAAACAATGATATGTTATTCTCAATTAGAGTCCAAGCATTATACCATTCTATAATTAACTCTAGTCTCTGGTGAGTTTTATTAATATCATCAAATCTACCACACCATGCAGCCACAATTTTATCCTGTTCAACATATGTTTCTGTTTCTCCTACAGTAACTTTAGTTACTTCTACAGGAGCTTTCATAATATAGATAGAACAGAGTGATTCTGATGTAGTTGTTTTACCTTCTGATACAGGGTCAATAGATGCATAATATTGACCAAAAGTTGGATCCTTAATTGGTCTTTCCCATACTACAAGCACACCTGTTTTATCTTCTAATTTTTTAGGAACTGGAAATTCTTTAATTGGTTGTTTATCAGTTGATCTTACAGCAACTTTACCTATATCATCTGTAAAAATATCTAAGAATTCATATGCATATTCTTTCTCTTCAATTCTTCTCTGCTGAGCAGCAACTAAATGGGTTGGAAAAATAGATACTGATCTATGTGCAAATGCTTCTCTAATGTTTCTTGGGTGCTGAGATATCCTTAACTGATAGTCTTCTGGATTAACTTCTTTCTTCCATTGCTCAAATTGTCTATCTAAAGCTGCTAAAGCTTCTTCTACAAGAGAATTACCAAAGTCATCAATATAAGGGGGCATTGACCATTGTTCAGGAATAAATAATCCTGACATACCAATAGTACCTTTCTCATCAATAAGGTTAGTTTCAACTGCATAAATATCTTTTGAAAGTGGATTCAAAATCATATCTCTTAATGGTTCACACTGAGACAAGTCACCCACAGATCCTGCTGCAATAAACATACCTGTAGTAACCATACCTGATCTCATGGCTGGGCGCATATACTCATATGTCTGATCCATCTTTGGAGCAATACCGGCTTCCTCATGGAAAAAGTATTTT